CCGGTCATTGCAGAGGCGATGCCGTCAAACACAGGGCGCCAGCCGTTGCCCAAGGCGCCAATCATGAAAGCCACAGGCGACAGGGCTTCGCGCGCAGGAATAGACCAATGCGTTTGCACAAGGCTGGCAAGAACGCCGGTCAGCACGACAGCCGTCAGGGTGCATCTGAGCAACAGCCATGCGCCGGCAGCCTTGCTGGTGGTAGTCGCCGCACTCAAGGGCCACAGCGCACCAGCAAGGGCTGCAAACACGATCAATGCATACGGCCCAGCCATGGGGCCAAGGAATGCGATTGAGATGGCTACTAGGCTGACGCCAGCGGATGATGTTGGTTCAGCCATGAGGCCCCTAAGGAAGAGAGTAGACGGCGACATTGCCAAAGAAGCGCCAGAACGACGCTACGGGTATGCCATCGCGGCGGATGGTGACCCGCCAGTCGGCTAGGGTGGCAAGATCCACCTCACCGGCCAGCAGGCACACCGGCTTGTCGGCCTGGTTGTAGCAGCCGTAGGGGCAGGCATCGCGGCCTACCCAGCCACCTAGCTCGGGGCTGTAGACGATCAGCGCGCCGTCTGGATTGGTGGCGGTGTATTCGACGGGGTGGTCAGCGGGCGGGGCCAGGAGGGTGACCGCAAGCACGGCGGACAGCAGGACTTGCATCAGAGCGGCTCAAAAAAGGCGCTTGGCGCAGCCAGCCCTTGCGATGCAATCCACGCCGGGGTAACCGTTCCCGCCTGCGCCTCCATGTAGATTTCGAGGTGGCGGGCCTTGAGGCCGTTGGCGACCAGGCCATCCACAATCCACTGACTGTTGGTCGGGTTGGCTGGCATCTGCGCGCCCACCAGCCTTTCCCATTCGGCCTTTTTGGCATTGCGCATGGCCAGCTTTTCAGCGGGGGTGAAGTCTGCGAGTCCTGGCATAAAGCCCTCCACTTGCACCGGTGGGTGCTGGCATTTGTCGATGACGTACATCGTGTAGACGCAGCGATCCGGGCCGGCTGCAACGTGCCGGTACTCCAGACCTCCATAGCCCGAGTCCCCCCAGAGCGGCCCCATCGAGTTCTTGAACAGAAACCGGCTGCAGGCGTCGTCGTAGCCGATGATCGGCACCACATGCTCAGACGAACCGAACTCGGTGGGTAGGACGTGATCCCGCCACGACTTGTATTGCACAGCCGCAGACCAGCCGCGCGGGACCATCATGGAGATCAGCACCACCATGCCCTGGCACAAGTACCACTTCACGGTTTCCACCGCGTCGTCATTTCGGTAGATCACCGGCCGCATGCTGATGGGCTGCTCGCGCTGGGCCTTCAGGCGCGCGGCAAGGCCAGGCTGCAGCGACCAGTTCAAGTAGCCGTTGAAGTCGGCATTGCGGCAGATCCCGTAGCGCTGGATGGCGTCGGCCACTTCGGGCAGGCTGGCACTGTGGTCGCCTGGAGGGAGGCCCCGGTTCTCATCGGTCGCCCAACGTAGAAAGCTCTGGCTGTAGCCGCGCTCGGCACCGGCACGCTGGGCGGCTGTGTCCAGCGCTTCAGCCGGGCCATAGCGCCCGCATTGCAGCGTGCCGGCCCCTTGGTCCTGGCACTCGTAGCGGTGCGGGTGCAGGTTGACCGATGGCGGGTAGACGGGGCTCAGCGCGGCCACAATTTAGCCCAGGTAGATGATGTGGTTCAGGGCGACGTGGGCCGGCGTGGTGTTCACGGCGGTCTGCGTGGCGGAACCGGAGATGAAGCAGCCGGTGTCTGGAGCAGTGCTGGTGTAGATGCCGGCAGCGGGTGGTCCGGACGTGGCAGCAGCCAAGTAGTTCAGACCAGTGCTTGGCGTCATTGAGCCATCTGACGCGCCAATTTGGCTGCCGGGCAGGTTGTCGTTAGCCAGGAATGTGGAGTTAGCGCCACCAGCCGAGGCCAGCGCATGCGCCTCATCTGCGCCCAGAGCCACCCGGCCGCGCAGATCCGGCAGGCCGAAGGTGGTCACGCCGTCACCGCCGTAGGTGCTGCCCAGCATGGCGCCGGCAGTAGGGTGGTCCTCAATGTTCAGCACTTGTCCGTTGCACAGTGCCCAGTTTTGCGGGGCATCGGTCAGGGGCCAGAGCTTGATTTCGCACGTAATGGGCGCTTTGGTGACTTGCGAAAAGATGCTGGCTTGGAGAACTCTGGAAGCGGTAGATGTCATGGTATACCTATATTGGGGTTAAGAAGGGTCGGCGGCTGCCAGACGAGTCATGAATTCATCCATGGTTTCCGGTGGGTCGCCGTTGATGATGCTATCAAGGATTAATGACTGCCGTGCAGTTTCTTTGGCCTGGATGTAAGAGCGCAAGGCTATTTCCATCTCATAGCGCGTTGGTGGGGGGATGACGGGCAGGCTGAAATTAGTGCCGTCCCAGTAATCTCCCAGTTGTGCCGTGTCTGATTGGACAAGGTACGGATAAGAAGCCCATGCAGCCGGGCCAAAAATGATTGCGTCAACGTGAGACGTGCTGTCAATCTTTGCAAAACGAACATCACTCATGCTATTCCCCAAATACGAAGTTGACCAGCCCCGCCAGCGCCAGAAGATGCGCCAGTCCGAGTCCCGCCGCCGCCACCGCCAGGGACGGAGCCGGCTGCGGCCGATGTGGAATCTGTACCTGCGCCTCCAGATCCACCAAATCTTGATGTGCCAGCAGCAAGTGGAGCCCCGGCGCCTCCAGCTCCGCCACCGCCTCCATAAAGAGATGAACCAGCGGTTGTACCACCGTATGAACCGCCAGCACCTCCATATGCAGATGACCCACCGCTTGCCCCGCCGCCAAAGCCAAAATTGTTTAATTCAGTGGTGCTACCAAACGTGGGGGCTCCGCCAAGCACTTGCGCAGCGGCCCCATTCAAGCCAATAGAAAGCGCGCCGCCGCCGCCACCACCATACCTGTCCGCTGCTCCATTCCCACCCCCTGCCCCGCCACCAAATGCGGTAACTAGAGCCCCGATAGTCGTTGAAGCGCCTGGGTTGCCATTGCCTGCTGCGCTAACTGCAGCGCCACCAGCCGCCACTACCACTAACTCAGATGCGCCAAATGAAGTTGCCGGCAATGTAAATGGAACACAAGCACCACCGCCGCCGCCGCCAGTTGCGTTAGCACTCCCGCTTTTGCCACCGCTTCCGCCACCTCCCCAAGCCAATCCGCTAAACTGCGTGTACCCAGGAGGTTTGGAAAAAGAAAACGTCCCTTGGGAATACGTTTTGTTAAAAGTTTTCATGATGATGGTGCGAAATGAATTGCCATCACAGATAATCATTCGCACTTCACCAGGATACATAATGTAGCTTGAAACTCCGTCGATCAAATCGGGGCTGGTTGGTGTGAGCGTAATGTCGCCAGTGCCTGAATTGCCCAAAATGCACCACCAACGATTACCCAAATACGCGCAAGAGTCAAAAGTCTGCGCAAAAGTATTCCCAATGATGTCTGTGTAATAAGCATTTTCAGTTGGCGTCATCCCCAGATTGCTGTTTCGCGTTTGAAACCCGATAAGCGTTCGCGTATCTTTAAAGGCAAAGAGCGACCAAGATGCAAAAGTCCCAGTACCTCCATAGCCAGTTGCCTGCATAGTGGCGGCGCCAGTCGCTGAGTCGTAAGCTGTGACAGACCCAAGCATAAAGTTGTTCACATTGGCAGTTGATGCCAACTTGACATCCAGGCCCACAACAAAGGCTAGTCCTGGTTGCGTTGTGAAAGTTTTTGTGCCGTTGCCGATGGTCAGGGATGTGGTGCTAGTCCCTTGCGTGCCAGGCCCCGAATAAGCGGCAAGGATAGCAAGGTTGACGGCATCAAACCCAACGCCTACAGAATTAAACTTTGCCTCTACGTCCGGCGCCCGTGCTTGCGTGCCCGGAAACAAGGTAACGATGTTGTTGAAATACGGATTAGACATTGCTACCTTTGAGGCCTGCGCGGCGTGTAGTGGACAATGGCGCCCTGCAAGGTGTGGCCAAAGTCCAGTTGGGTATTGCTGTAGAAAATCAAAGAAATGTTCAAGCCAGAGCCGACCGTATCAAGCTCTGGCTGGTAGACAAACTGGCTGTCCCAAAAAAACTGATTCCACGTTGCCACATTCCATGAGCCGCCAGTCCCATCAACAGTTGCATTTGCAATTGCGGCAGCAGAAATGTCGCTGTTGGAGTAGCTAAACTCTGGCTGATAGCTGATGGCGGCATAGCGCGTGGCGTCCATCTCCACGACCACTTTACGATACTGCTTGATGACTCGCGGCGAGCGGCTGTGGTTGTAGTAAATCTTGATAAAAGACTCAATGGCCTCGCCGTCAAATGTAGAGCCCCGGTTCAGCTCGTAGACGTACCCATCAGCCGCGCCGACAAAGGTGCGCTCCACCCCTGTGGAATCCTCCTGCGAGCACATGCAGGATGGGACAAAAGGGTACTGGCTGTTGGTAAAGCCGATTAGCTTTCCCTCGCGCAAACCCATGTTTAGGGCAACCCCGTCATTCATCATCAGCACGTACAGGTTCTTTTGCCGGCTGACGTAGGAGCCAACCACCTTGTTCCTGATGGAATCAATCATGGGCTGGATCTTGCGCGAGAGCGTGGCGTCGTTGAAGTTGCCGTAGTTCAACGTGGTTTTGAACGACATCACGCCACGGTCATCAAGGGAGTACGTGTCCGACATCGTTTGCACGGTGTACGCTACGGCGCCAACGTCGCCGCGAATGATCTGAAGCGACCAAGTGGCAGTGGATGCACCGGTCAGTGCCTGGCTGCTGTTGCGGCAGTAAATGCCCAGCGCCTCGCCTGGCAGCGATGCAAAGCCGGTGATGGTGTCGCCGACTGCGGTTTCGCCCGCCCCGTCTGCAGTCACCCAGCGATAGGGCTGGCCGACAGACGAGTTAACTACGCTGCCACCTTTGCCCAGGTACAGGTAGCGGCGATGGCATTTCAGATAGGTCGGCGTGTCATCGGTCAGGCCCGATTTGATGGGCGCAAAAACAGAGCCATCAAACTCGAAAGCCGGGCCAACGCCGTTGACGCCGTACATCCGATAGCCGGAAGTGGAGCCGATGAAGTTGTAATTGTCGAACTCGTAACGTCCACCAAGGGGCAGCGTGACGGCTGTTTGTGCGCCACTTAGCGTGAGGGAACCGCCACCTGTGGAAGTGGCCGGACCGGCTGTGAAGTTGCCACCCGTGCGGCTTGTCAGGTAGATGCGGCCCGTGTTGGTGCCGCTGGCAAGGCTCCCAGTCTCCACAAACAGACGTGCAACTACAGCGGAGACGCCGCCCTGCGTGAGCGTGTCGCTTTCGCCAACAGAGGTGTTTGCGTTGCTAAATTCAATCACTTCGCCAAGATTTACCAACACCCACCCGGCGCCCGTAGCGGCAAACATCTGGCCGGCCGTTCCTAGCGCGTCATCGCGGAAGCAGTACAGCACCCCGTTGTACAGATTGACGCCACGGATAGGGCCAGAACCAGAAGGCGGCTGAATCAGTGAGCGGTAGATGCTGGCCGAGTCCACCAAGTACTGGGCATCCTGTTGGGCAGTCACCGAAGCCAGATTAAGAGAGGCGTCCGTAGTGCCAACCACCACAGGCCCGGGCGTGGTCATTGACGTGCTGGCGGGAATAGTCCCCACCACCCCGGTCAAGACGCATCCCCCAGTCACAGCATAGACAAACAGGCCCGTCGCGGCGCCAATGGTCACAACAGTGCCAGCAGCCGGCGTGATGGTCAGCGTGCAGGCGATGGCTTGATAGGTGGCAGAACTGGGGCTTGTGCGGCCATCGTAGCGCTCAAAGCCGCCGATTCGGGAGTAGCCGCCTTCGGTGTCTGGCTCGTAGTTCAAAGATCCAGCCAGCGACCCGGCCGGCACGCGCAGCGCGGGCGTGGTCAGGTCCAAGCCGCCTTGAAACGCAAAGAACTCGGTCTGTGTGTTGACCTGGGGCATGGGCCGAAACGTCATGCGAGCGCGCTCCCCATTTGCATGTTAGGCAACTGGTCGTTCTGCAATGCGGTCAGCAGGCGCATGTAGTTTTCAATGGCTTCTTGTTTTTGTTCTGGCGCATTGGAGAATCCGGCGTACTTCATCAGCGCCCGATAGACGATGATCATATGGTACTCACTGGGCAGCCCGGGGACATCGGTGTTGACTGTGAACTCCTGCGGGGCTTGCCAGTACCTGCCGCGAATGGTGTAGCCCGTGCTGTCCGGCACCAAGGCCAGGTTCAGGTTCTTTTGCTGCGGGTCCACCGCGAACATATAGGGCTTGCCGTACTGAGTTTGGCCGTACAGGTACACGTCATAGAACTCAAGCCAGTTCCAAGACTGCATGTACTCTTCGTTAGCCACGCCGGCCGATGTCACGTAGCTGCGCAGGCTGTCGATGTCCAGGCGGCGCAGGTCCGGCGTACCCATCTCGTCCAGGGTGTACGCCTGCTGGTTCGTCACGGTGGTGAACGAGAACGGCCGGTACATCCAGTTCCAGTAGGGGGAGATGTTCTGCACATCGAGCCATGAGTTCTTCACCCAGTTGACGATGCGCAGCATTTCCCCCGACTGGTTTTCAGTCGTGGTAGGGCCTGTGCCAGAGATGCCGCTGAGTTCGCGGACCTGCTGGCAAATCTGCAGGAAGTTCATCCGCGTTCAGCCAGGATGCCAGCGATCCACTGGCGGCCTTTGGGGTTGTCGTCGCGCACGATGGAGAAATTGGTTTTCATCATGGTGTTGCGCACGGGCTTGTTGGCAAGCTGTACCGAAATGTCGTCATCCTTGTCTGGGGTGCGGACAGTGGTCACTTTGCTGCGGGCAAGCACTTCGACGTACATGCGGCGCGTGACCACGTTGATGCCCATGGGCAGCCAGCCGTATTCAACCCACTTGCCATTCTGGAACACTTCGGCGCCCTTGCCGTTGACCCAGCAATCCACCGTCAGCGGAGCATGCTTTTCCGTGCTGCGGCCAATCACGATTTCCACGGGCTCGCGGTCAAACGCCAGGGCCTCCATGTACTCTTTGTGCAGCACTTCGGCGCTCACGGGCTCGATCACATTGTCATGCTCCAGGCGGGCTGCATCCCAGTCGATCTGTTGGGGCTGGCCAACTTCCAGATCGTCGGTGCTAACTTCACGTTGGCGGCGGCGGGTCACGGGGTTGTTGATTGCGTCGGTCATGTGTTTCTTCCTTTGTTAAAAAGCCCCTGAGGCCGGGTGGACTCAGGGGCTAGGGCTTAGGCGCCGATTTGCGGACGATCTGGCAACTGCGCGATGTCCCGGAATGCGTAGGTCACGCCGGTCACGCCGCTCAGGTTGTTGACGCCAAACTGCCAATTGGCTACGGCGGTTGGGCCAAGGGTCACAACCAGGTAGCCGAATGGGCAAACAGTGTCAGGGATCACCGGGAATTGCGGGGAATTGATGAAGTTGCCCGTAACGTCCAGTTGCTCCACAGAGCCCTGCACCACAACAATGCCGCTAGCTGCCGAACCAGCTTCGGTGTTGCGGTAGCAGAAGACAAAGACAGAGCCTTGACCGCCAACCAGTGCCGAAGCCGGGAAGGCCAGCGGCTTAAAGGCCAAGCCCGTGGCGCCATCAAGCGTTGGCGTTGCGGCATTGGTCGCAGCCAGCTTGGTGCACAGTTTGCTGCGGACGCTGTAGGTCGTGGTGCCGGTCGTGGTGAAGGTCGTGGTCGTGCCGGCCGTCAATGTGGCCTTGGTCAGGCACATCGTAATCGGGAGGGAAGAGAGATTGTCCATGGTGAGTTACCTCAAGAAAGAACGATGGTTGGGTCAAATGCACCCTGCGTGTTGATGTACGCGACGTTGGGGACGACAGTTGCGTCATCCAGCGCCGTAGTGCCGCCGACAAAGTTGCCGGTGCCAGTGGGGTTGACCACGATGAAGCCGAGAATGGCCTTGCCGACTGGGGTGTCGGGAAAGCGCACGCCGGCCAGCGTGGATGCAGCGGTGCCCATGGCGGTGGTCCGCGTGTTGGTCTGGTCCACGTAGAACACGAAGACGTTGAACGTCGCGTTCGTCACGGCCCCGACCAGGGCGGGCATGTCAGTCGCCGCCGCAATGGACAACAGGCGGTTGTTGGCAATGGCGTAGGTCGTGGCAGCGCCGGTCTTGACCAGCACGCCAGCAGCAGCCTTGATGGCAAAGCCGGCACTGGAAAGCGCTTGCGATGCCATGCGGTCGCCGATGGCGTTCAGCACAACCAGGACGTTTTGGCGCTCCGTCTGGGAGGTAATTGCCTGCCCGTATTGAGAGATGGAATTGAGCATTTGGTGTTCCTTGGTTACCAAGTTTTAGGATTTATAGGCCAGCATTCCCAGGGCTTTGGCTTCGTGTTGTTGTGATGAATTTGTGCGTGCGCTTCTTTGGTCACAGCGAGAAGATTGCTCAGCTCGTTGTTGGACCTGTCTCGGTCTATGTGGTGCACCTCAATGTCTCGACTGAGCCGCCACTTCCCGTCTTTTTGCGTAAGGAAGGGATGCCAGGGAGCCAACTCCAGCATGGCCTTTAGGACCACTAGCCGGTGTTCTCCGATCCGCTCCGAGCCAAGCATTGCATCTCTAGTTGCCACGTATCCAGAACTGGAGTAGTACACCCCGCCAGACCATCGCCAACTTTTCTCACGCAATTGCCGCTCTGAGCATTCCTGCTTGTAAGCAGGGCTGATCGCTTGGCACTCTCTTGAGCAAAATCGCGCTTCATCTTTCCGGGTCAAGGTGACTCGAAATTCTTTAGCGCAGACCTCGCACTTCTTGTGATACCGCTGATGGCCGGAGACATTTTTGGGCTTGCCTTTTTGGGAAGACTTGTAGCAATCAGGAGAACAGAAAAATAAAAGGCTCCTAGAAACCTCAGACTTCTTCTTCTCGAACTGCACACCACAACATCCACACGTTAAGGCGACCCTGCCTGCAGCAGCTTTGCATTCCCTGCTGCAAAACCTGACCTCATCCGACCTTCTGGGAGAAACAAGAAATTCCTTCTCACACCTATCGCACTTCTTCACCACTGGCATTTCAATCTCCTTATTGGGAGACATTATTTTACCAATCAACAGTTCTAAGCCAACCTCTTTTTCTAATGTTTTCCTATGAAATCAAGCACTTAGCCTACTAGGGTTTTTACTCCTACGTTGCCAACTGCCATCCATCCGTTGTTCTCTATCATGACCGCCTTCCACCAGATAGCGCCGGCATAACCGCGCTGACCCAGAGGATCGGCCTTCGACTTCTCGCCGGGAGGCAGGAACGTGGCGTCCATGGATTCCTTGCCGCGCACAGCGATCTGCGACCA